ACGGCTATTCGGGTGGTGCGGGATCACCGGAATCTGGAAGCCCGTCTGGAGGCGTCAGCTCCCGTAAACGGTGGCGAGATGGTCACCTTCATCGCTTTGGCCTTTGATTTGTCGTTGCCACCCATCGACACGGCACCCGTGCCTGAAATCACGGTGACGTTGGACAACGTCAGCCGTGAGATTGTTCGCCATCTGGACGCTGCAGCCGTTTCTCAGGACAAGATTGAAATCACCTATCGGCCCTATCTCTCCACGGACCTTGAAGGACCGCAGATGGATCCTCCGATCACGCTGGTGCTGACGGAGGTTGAGGCCAACGCCCTTCAGGTGACCGGTCGGGCCCGGATGCTGGACATCGGCAACAAGGCTTTTCCGAGCGAGACCTATACAGCCAAACGGTTTCCGGGGCTGACGCGATGACGAAATTGTTTATGCCAGCCGCCCTGAGCCAACCCTGGCATTGGGCCGAAACCTATATCGGCATCCCATGGGCGGCAGATGGCGAAGGGCCGGACAGTTTTCACTGTTGGGCTTTCGTTTGTCATGTGCAGCAACGTCAGTTTGGCCGCGAATTGCCAGCGATCCCAAACCCGGAAGACCTTCTCGCGATTGCCAGAGATTTTCGCGATCACCCTGAACGGAAGCGCTGGGTTCTCGTTGACGAACCACAAGAAGGTGACTGCTTGCTGATGCGCCAGGCCCGCTATCCCATCCATGTCGGCGTCTGGCTCGACGTGGATGGCGGCGGTGTACTCCATTGTGCCCAAGAAGCTGGGGTCGCCTTTCAGAACCTTGCGTCCCTGTCTGCCAATGGCTGGCGGATTGAGGGCTATTATCGCTACTTATTTGATAATCCCGGTCGCGGCTCCGCCGCTCCTCGCCTCTTGGGACCTAATTGATGCTTGCTGCCGTCACCCTCGTCAGAAACCCGTTCTATCCTGAGCGGGACCGAGAAGTGCGTCCGGTTCTAAGCCCGGCTTCTGTGCGCGGATGGCTCATTCAACAAGGCATTGAAGAGTTTGATCGTCCGACGATCTGCCTATTCAACGGCCAGGCTGTTTTGAGAGCCGATTGGGAAAACACGTTCATCAACGACAATGACGTGGTTGCCTTTGTGACCCTGCCTCAAGGGGGCGGTGGTGGAGGTGGTGGGGGAAAGAACCCGCTGCGCACCGTCCTGTCCATTGCGGTTATGGTGGCTTCGTTTGCGCTTGGCGGGCCTTTGGGCGCGGCCATGGGGATTTCGGCCAATGCGGGGGCAGCCCTTGGTATTGGCGCAGGCGTTCTTCAGCAAGCTATCGGCGGAGCGATTATCTCACTGGCAGGTATGGCGTTGATGAATGCCGTTGTACCTGCGCCCAAGCCATCTGTACCGTCGTTGAGTTTTGGTTCCCTTGGTGCGCCACCAGCCCCTAGTCCAACTTATTCTCTATCAGCCCAGGGCAACGAAGCCCGTCTCGGCCAGCCGATCCCCGTTCTTTATGGCCGACATCTGATCTATCCCGATCTTGCAACCCAGCCCTATCAGGAATTCGTGAACAATGAGCAGTACCTGTTTCAGCTCCATGTGATCGGCCAAGGTGAATTCGATCTGGAGCAGGTGCGTATTGAAGACACGCCCATCTCGTCTTTTGAAGAGGTGGAGACGGAGATCGTTGGGCCGGGTGGCATTGTCACCCTGTTTGAAACTGACGTGGTCACCGCACCCGAGGTCGCGGGTCAGGAATTGCGCAGTACAGGTGATGGTGGGGACTGGATTGGTCCGTTTACAGCTAATCCCGCTGAAACCAAAGCCGGTCATATCGGCATCGACGTGGTGTTCGCCCGGGGCCTATATTACGCCAACGACAGCGGTGGGCTTGATACCCGCAGTGCTCAATGGGAGGTTCAGGCTCGAACCATTGATGATGAAGGCCTGCCGATCGGTGATTGGTTATTGCTGGGCACAGAGAGCTATACAGCCTCAACCAATTCTGCGCTCAGGATCAGCTATAAATACGTTGTTTCGTCTGGGCGCTATGAAGTGCGAATGATCCGCCTTGATACGATTGATACGTCATCGCGTGCTGGACACGAGCTACGCTGGGGTGCTGTCCGCTCATATCTGGAAGGCATCCCGGAATTCGGCAATGTAACGCGGTTGGCCGTCAAAATGCGGGCGACCGACAACCTATCTCAACGCTCCTCGCGGATGATCAACTGTGTGGTTACCCGGAAGCTCTCAATCTGGACCTCTGAAACCGGGTGGTCATCGCCTGAACCGACACGCTCCATTGCCTGGGCTTTTGCTGATGCTTGTCAGGGGGCTTACGGCGCTGGCTTGGCTGAGGCCCGAATGGATCTTCAGGCATTGACCGAATTGGATCAAACCTGGTCGGCAAGGGGCGATACCTTCGACGGGGTTTTTGATAGCACCATGACGGTTTGGGAAGCCCTGATCCGTATTGCCCGTTGTGGTCGGGCCGTTCCCGTATTGCAGGGTGGTGTCGTGCGGCTATTTCGGGATGCGCAGCAGACTTTACC